CCTAGATAAAGAATCTGTCGTTGATGCAATGACAGATTCTTATAACTTAGGAGTAAACGATGTATTAAATTGGCTATTAAAAATGGATTACCTTTCAGACAACATTGAATATATAATTGAGGAGTGGTATAATTTAAACCCAAAAACAAAGTCATGACAAACGAAGAAATAATTGAGGAGCTTTTAATTGAAGCGTCAAATTTAGGATTGAGAGGCACCGTAATCTCACTATCAAAACAAATTAAAGAAACTAACCCAAAAATGGACAGTATATCCTCGATTGAGTTGGCATTAAAACTTTGTAAAAACAAAGTAAATTAGAAAGTTGTGAATAAAGAAGAAATAAAACATTGGATTAACAGATGGAAAATGTTAAAACAATCACCACAAAGAGACATGACAATAAAAATATGGTCAAATTTACTAAAAATATATGAATAATATCGACAAACAATATCAGAAATTACTTCAAGACATTATTGATAACGGAGTGAAGAAAGAAGATAGAACCGGAACAGGTACTATATCAGTATTCGGTAGACAAATTCGTCATAAGATGAGTGATGGTTTCCCATTACTCACTACAAAGAAAATGGCGTGGAAAACAATCGTAACAGAACTTCTTTGGTTCTTACGAGGTGATACAAACATTAAGTATCTTGTTGATAATGGATGTCATATCTGGGACGGTGATGCTTATAAAAATTATGGGCAAAAGATTATCTCTGAAGGTTATCAAAATTTAGTTGCAATAGGATGGCCTAGTACTCAAGAAGAATTCATCAACAAAATCAAAACCGATGATGAGTTTGCTAAGAAGTGGGGAGATTTAGGACCTATCTATGGTAAGCAATGGAGAAAATGGGAATATCAATATGGTGATGAATATAATGAAGGGCATCATCTACCAACATTAAAAAAACAAATTGACCAAATCGATAATCTAATCAACGAACTCAAAACAAATCCTGATAGTAGAAGATTGATGGTAAGTACTTGGAATGTGGGTGAGTTAGACCAAATGGTTTTACCACCTTGTCATTATGGATTTCAAGTTTATACGCAGGAAAGAGAAGGCAAACGATATATTTCTTTAATGTGGAATCAAAGAAGTGTTGATACATTCTTAGGATTACCATTTAACATTGCAAGTTATGGATTGTTATTAGAAATAATCGCAAGAGAAGTTAATATGGTTCCTGATGAATTGATTGGCAATTTGGGTGATGTTCATTTATACTCAAACCATATTGAACAAGCGAAAGAGCAAATGTATAGAAGACCTTATGATTTACCAAAAGTTCAAATCACGGAAAGGGATTGGTATCTACATCCATTGGTTAAATTAAAATCTGAAGAAAGAATGTTTCAACAAAAAATTAGGAGTTATAGACCAGATTGTTTTGAGTTAATTGGTTACGAATCTCACAGTAAAATCAAAGCACCTTTATCAAATTGAAAAATGAAAATAACACTTACTCTCCTTTCAGATTTTACTCCTGAGGTTGTTGACTTAATTTTAAATGAAAAACTTGAAGGTGGTTATTCTATTGATTATGCTTTGAATTCTTTGGTATCATATCATCATGGAAAAGAAGTTATAATTTATAATTTTGACAAATTTTTCAAGTTAGACAATAGGTGGTCGGGTTACAAAGTAGAAGTTTTCGTATCTTCAATTATTATAAATTTCAAATAAATGTTACAGGTTACAGAAAAAGTAAAAAATAGAACTTATGAAATAAGTTTGCAGTCAACAGGTATTGTTGTAGGATTATTTGTTAACTTTGATGGATTTTTTTATTATGAACCAGCAAAAGATAGGACTTGGGGTTTTTGGTCTGAAGAATTCTTAAAAAGTTTATCAAATGAGCTAGAAAAATTAAATTGCACAATAAACAAGAGTATTGAAGAATATTTTATATAAAATGAAAAAAGGTAAAAAAGTATTTGTAATTTTTAATCCATACACTAACGGATACTATGACGGGTATGGATATTTCCGAGAGATTTTATTCAGTAAAACATACACTGAAAAAGAGGTTGCGACTTCAGAGATGTGGAAAATTCTTGACGATTCAATCGGTAAGACATTTTTGAAAATCCGATCCTTTCATACTGTATAATTAGGGGAGAGAGAATTAATCTCTCCCACTTTATTCTTCAGACATAAGTTTTTTCCACGAATCAGTAGAACTAATTAGAGCTAAATTAACCCCATTTTCCCATTTAACGCTAATTATCTTTTCATCTCCACCAGGTTCAAATGGGTCAGTGGTTACGTCGGTAACTTTACCAATCGTGCCAGGAGGCACACCAATTTCTCCATCCATGTGATAACACATAACTTTATCTCCAACTTTTAATTCCGCATTTAATGATCCTTTCATAACAATAAATATATACAATATATTTATTGTTATATGGAATTTTTAATTACAGAATCTCAACTACGAGTACTTCTTCAAGAAGAAGAAAAATCCCAACTTGGGTTATACGTGAAAAACATGTATGTCTTCACAAAACAAATGTTACATAAAGTTTTCAGATCTTATGGTATAAACTTAAGAATGTTGTTGACTTGGGGTACATCAGTTGGAGGTTTGGTTCTTCCTCTTGACCAATATTTGAGAACTCAACATTTAGGTTTGAATGAAGACCAAAGAATGTTAGTATTGGCGGGAATTATTTTTGCATTATTTTTCGAGACCAAAAGGCCATTTATGAAAATTATGTCCTTGATTAAGGAAAATGGTTTGGAAGATATTTTTCAGGATGGACTTCGAAAAGGAACACAATTAAGAGATGCATTTACAAACTTTTTATCGTCTGCAAACACAGGAGTTGGAACATTTTTGGAGGCTATCGCCTACAGTTTCCTAATTCCTATTATTACAGATGTTCAATCCGTATTAGGTCAAACGGAAGACATTGAAACCGCAGCAATATTGATTGCTGAAAGATTGTTGGCTGCGGGAGTTATCTTAATTGGAAGACAAACTTTGATTGATGTAATAAAAAATGTTTTGAAAAAATTAGGATAACAATACTTTAATCTACAAGATTAACAACTTCGGTACAAACTAATGGATTTTCTATTCCGAAGTAAATTAAAACATCCGATAATAAATCATTGGTTTTACGAACTACCATATAATAAGATCCCCTCTCGGCGGTTAATATTCTCTCTCCCGCCAAATCTTTAATTGTTGAAAAATATATATCTGACCCTCCTCCTGATGGAAGAATATAAAGTCTATATTCAACATATTCTTTATCAGACACCTGTCGGTAAATTTTTTTTCCTGTCAATTCCATCTTGAATTTTGTGCGGAATTTCAAAGATTCGTCGGCGCCAGGAGGAGTCCACTCCAAGTCAAATGTGTGTGTATCTAAAAATCTATTGATTTTATTCCATAAAGGACTTGATGGTTCCATATCTTATAATTCTTCGATTTCGACCACCAATTGGTCCGGTCCTTTTATGACTCTGTGCCAAACAAATTTAGGAATGTGAATATGACTGGCCCGAGACAATTTGACCGGCAATTCATTTTCCATTTGAAATGACCATCCACCATCTTCAATAATGGTTACATTTCGGTCACTTAAGTCTTGGTGCCATTTCAATTCTTCTTCCTCCACATCAGGACTGAACGTCCTGATTTTTTTATTATCAACTTCTATTTGTTCAAAAGGAAAATCCATTACCAAGAATTTGAAGATGATAATCCGAGTTGTTTTGCGTAACGACCTACGTTACAGCTCCAATATCCTGCGGTTGTTCTATCTTTCTTTTGACTACACTTATGTCGTGCTCTAAATGACTTCGCAGCACCTTTATTTGCGTTTCTAACTCTTAAGTTAGGATCTCCGAAAGATACTTTTTTAATGCCCCCACTTTTAGATTTAACATAAACTGAGAATTTTTTTGGTCCACCTGAAGTTCTGAATGGTTTATTCAACTTAACATTTTTACCTCTATGTTTTGCCTCTTCCAAAACTTCATCTTCATTCACGAATGGAGCGTCAAGATAAATTAATTGACCTTTAATCATTACTTTTTTACCCAAGTCTGATTCAACCATCAAAGTATCCTCTTCATTCAGTTCAATCTTGCCAGCTTCCCACAATCTTCTTACTTCATTTACCAAATCGAAATAACTTTCAGAATATGCTCTGAAAATGTTATTTGTCAAAGTTAATTCATTATCAACATGGTATTTCAATGCTTCAGAAAGTTCAACAGATTCTTTAATAATTAAAGATTTGTTCAAATGGTCTTCTAATGTTTCTTTGATAAGTTCCCTTAAATCCATTGGTATGCTATTTCTTATAAATACTCTTACTCCCTATTAAATTTTAACTTCCAATATACTCCTCCCATTATGTATGGAGTGAAACTTCCTGTCACCCCATCGAAAGTTCTATTTGCAACACCTCCACCTAATTGGAATATTTTATCATCTTTAGTTTTCAACAAAATACTTGTCCCCAATGAATTAACCCAATCTTGGTGACTCAATGCTCCGTTTAATCCCACATAAACTTGGTTTCTAACTTTTGGTGGTTCAGGTGCTGGTTCCCTAACAATCTTAGGTTTTACATTTGCGGTAAACTTCCTTGAAACAACATTATTTTGTGAAATGGTGTCAAACAAATATATTACCCCCTGATTATTATTCAACGTTATTGTATCTTGAACAAAATTTTTTATAAAAAAATTTTTTAAGATGAATGCAGTGTCAACAAGAGGGGTTGGTGCTGGCACTTCAACAATTTTTTCAACCTCAACCTCATATGGTACTTCGACCTCCACTTCATAGATGACTTCTTGAGGTATTGTATCATAAACCAATTTTTCTTCTATTTCAATTTGTGGAGGAACAAAAAATTGTAAGAATACTATTATACCCACCATTATGAGTATTACTATGTGTCTGATGTCAAATATCTTTTTCATATCGTTATAACATTAATCTTGAACCTATCAAGAAGTTGCTTAGGATTGGGGAACCTGATGCTCCCAATGCTCGGTAGTTTAGGCTTAATCCGAATCGTTTGCTTATTTTATAGTCAAATGAAGATCCGACTAAGAAGGAAAATTGTCTATTCACCGTTGACTCACCTGTTTTGGGGTTATATGAAATTGGTGAGTTCATTAAGAATACTTGAGGAGATAATGTAAGTTTGGTATTTACGACATATGGTTTTGTCCAAAATACAACCGCTGAGGTCGCAAGAGATACGTTGAATACTCTTTTAATTGTTCTTGTTTCAGTATTAACTTCAGTATCTTTCAACAATAAAGTTATTAAACCAACGTTATATCCGTATGTACCATATTTTTCACTTGGTTTAATATTCGTGTACCCAAGTAATCCCATATAAGTCCCATCTAAATAAGCCGCGGTGAATGAGTAAGAGTGGATTTGACTTAATTTACCTTGTTGAAAATTCATTTTGGTATATCCTCCACCCAAAGCAAATTGGTCTAATGTACTCCAAATCATGGCGTTTGCACCCCAAGTTTCATTCCCCGCTAATGATGATTGACTAAGACCAAAGGAGGCGATGGCACTGTATTTCAAATCGGGTCCCTGTGCGGTTGTCAGGTCTGAGGAAACCAACATTGGATTCACTGGACCAACTTTCTTTTTATCACCTTTCCCTTTACCATCTGAATTATCATCTTCACTTTCTCCAGAATCTCCGCCTTCTGAACCACCTTCTTCGGAACCACCCTCACTCGAACTTGATTCACTGGATCCTGACTCACTTGAACTTGATTCACTACTACTTGAAGATGATGAGGATTCTCCTGAAGAAGATTGAGATGATGAACTAGACGAACTAGATGAAGAAGAAGATGATGAGGATGTAGGAGTGGTACTACTTGCGGAAGACGCAGCAGTTGAGGAGGCTGATGAAGATGCCGCGGATGAAGCGGCGGAAGATGCTGCAGATGAGGCCGCTGACGACGCTGCGTTGGAGGCGGCTTGTGATACAGCTTGTGTGACAGTTTGGGTTACCACCGCATTTGCGGGACATGGTGTTGAAAAAATTCCGTTAATCCAAATGGTTACTTCTCCTGAGATAAATTGTTGATAATTGAATACTTTGGATTTGTTTCTGACTACAACTAATACACCATTGTTAGATTGTATGGGTATAGATACAACATAAGTTTTTGAATCACAGGGGTCAATGTATGTTTGTGTAACAACTTGCCCCTGTGATTCGTGGTAAACTAATACCATGAATAATAACATCAAAAATATTTTCAAACTTTTCAAGTATCATTGGTTTTGAAATATTTTATTCTGTGAATATTCCTTTTTTAATCATTCTATCTAAAATTCTGGCACAAGCAATGTCAAGTGCTTTTTTTGTCGCGATAGATATTGTAGATTGATTAAACTTCACTGGATCGACTGTTGCGTCTGATAGAAGTGTTAATTCTCTTGTGGTAACTGCTTCTCCAAGTCCTGATGCTCCGAATACAACACCAGTTTCCGCATTTGTAAATCTAACTTGTAGACCAATACGGGTAACCATCATATTTTTCACACCATCTTTCAGGTTTACAGTTTCATCTTCTGAAATAGAGTAATCATAACATTCAATAGTTACAAAATATTCC